AAAGCAAAATTCAGCATCAAGAGAAGCGAAAAGGGCTGGTGGAGTGCGCCAGAGGTCGCGCTGATCCGCTGTGGTATTACTTCCGGTGTAATCGGTCATGATTCCTCCCGATCCGGATCGTTTACATCCCAGCCATTACGCTCATTATTGGTTTGCAGCCGCTTATCTCCGACCTCTTCAATGCTGCGGCCGGTAATCTCTGCGACTTCAGCGTTTGAGTGTCGCCACAGCAGCGCCAGCTCTTCGAGAGACCACGCTTTCATAGCACTGACTCCATTTCGTCGATGTAGAGGCCCTGAGCAATCAGGCGGCGACGGCGGGCTGCACGTTCAATGCACTCCTGTCGTCGGCCTTCCTGTGACTGCTCTATGGCGCGCCGGGTGAACAGCCGCGATTTGCCCTGTGGTGTTACGACCTTTGGCTTCGTGACCAGGTCGAATGTCCGGTCGCAGATGCCGTCATCGTTGAGCCATTTCTTCGACTCAACGATCTGCGCTATTTGTCCGGAGCCGCGGGTGATCCCGTTGGCGACCCGGTTAAACTCAATCAGCGTTACGCCAAACTTCTCAGCGATTTCGCTACCGGTGACCGGGCGGCCGCGCGTCTGAATCATCCAGATAACGCGCTCACGAAGGCCGGAGAATTGCCCGGTTCGACCGGGCCTGCGGTAAAAGGGTGTTCGTTTCATGCTGCACGCTCTGTGATTTTCTGAATTTCAGATTCCAGATCTGCAAGGAAGCTCTTAACCTCAGACTCGATTTCGCGCGCCAGCTCTTCATCGAAATGAATTCGCTTCTTGAAATAGGCGAGGTCAGGCGGCAGGCGATCATCGAAACTAACGAAATCACACCATTTCCGCCCGGTGCACATCATCTGCGCATGCATTTGCAGCATGTACTGGCGCTTTGGCTCGCCAGTTTTCAGCGTTTCAAGATGGGTCCAGGTGTTGGGGCACTTGATTTCGATAAGCCCGTCGTCGTTGACAAGTCCGTCCGGGCTGGCTGCGAATCCGGGTATGGTTGGGTGATCGATGAGTCCAACTTCAGTGATTGCCGCATCGAACTCATTCAGGGCGTACATTTCGCGCGCCACTGGCTCAAGTTCAGTGCCGCGCATCATCGCGGCATTCGAAAACCCTTCCTCCAGCTTCCCGGTCAGCCGTTGGCAAATCAGCTCGGCCATGTAGTTCTGGCGGCTGGTGGAGTAGCCCGACTTAGTCCGGGCCATGACATCAGCCAGGCGACTCGCTGTGACCTTGCCGCAGCGCGCAGCAAACCATTCAGGGGTGCGTTGCTCCATCATTCAGCCTCCATCTCTGCGACATTGACAGGTTCGGCGTTGTCGACAGCAAGACTCATGTCATACATACGTCGCTTCTCAACTGCGCCGATCACCTGCTTCTCTTCAGCGCTCAGCGCCACCCAGAACTCCTGATACTTAACGGTTCCAAGGCGCGCGGCGGACTCACCTTCTGCGATCAGATCCGGGCGACGGCTATCTGATTCATGGCCCGCATGAACCTCTGCCGTTGTTCCTTCAATCACTCGCTCTGCCTCGTCCTGGTCGAAGATGCCAGCGAAACCAAAGGCCAGCCGCGCGCACTGGATAAGCGTCTTGTGGCGAAGCATGCGGGTAGGGTGGGACTGCCATGGCTGAGTGTTGCGTTTACACTCTCCCATGTACTCAGTGACGATGGTCGGGTGCTTACGGTCTTTGCGGTAAATCTTGCAGGTGCACGCGCCTTCCTCCTTGTCATAAGAGAACTCCATGCCGTCAAACTGAGGATGCTCGTTGATAATGCGAGCCCATCCATCAACGCCGACGACCGGGACAATCCCGCCTTTATCTGGGAAGGCATAAATCTCTTTTGTCCATGGGTTCAGGCCGTACTGGTTGGCGACGATCAACAGGGCTGTAAACTGCTCGTCCGTGACGTTGCCACCTTTGAACGCTGTATTCTTCAGCGTATTCATCAGGTCTGTACCGGCATCCATGCCGAGGCGTGCGGCCAGTTTCCCGGCCATGGTGGAAAGTGCAGTACTCATTGTTAAATCCCTCAAAAATTAAAACGGGCAGCCGGTACGGTGTTCCCAGTCGTATTCCGCTTGGGCGTAAGCAACTGCCGAAATGAAATCGTTGTAGACCTCGCCAGCTTTATCGCTGCGAAGTCCTTCGTATGGGCTGGTGTCGATCGGGACCGTGAAGTGGAAGAGGCCGGACGGCTCTTTTGGCATCATGTCGATAATTTGCTGCGCTCGGTCGTCGATCCACTTCTCTTTCTCGTCGTCGAGCTGCTGCTCAGCCCAGCGCCGATCTTCGATGCGGTCGTAAGTGAGGTATGCGTTCATGGTTGCCTCAGTAATGAATTTTCGCGCAGGGGATCAGGTCATCTTTCAGAGCGGTGAGCACTTCGATAGCCTGTTCGCGGGTTAAGCTGGTGTGGCTGGTGAGCGCGTTAACGATGTTGGTGCCGACCGTCTTGCGGTGCTTTACGTCAGCTTCGCGCTTTGCCTGTTCGTCGGCGATGCGTTTCTCTTCGGCCAGGCGTTTCTCTTCTGCCTGTTTTGCTTTGAGGCGCTCAGCTTCTACTGCCGCGGCTTTTTCGCGTTCCGCCCGGGCTTCCGCTTCTGCTTCACGGCGCGCTGCGGCTTCAATCTCCGCTTTGTGCTTCGCTTCTGCATCTCGGCGGGCTTGTTCTGCCGCTTCCTGCTTCAGTCGTTCGTCACGTTCACGCTGAGCCTGTTCCGCCAGGCGGCGCTGCTCTTCGCGTTCACGGTCGAAATCCTTGTTCATCAGCAGAGCCATTTCGTGGTCTACTTCGAACTGTGCGGCACGCTGGCGGTCGAACTTTTCGTTCATCTCCAGCGCTTCGGCGTGCAGCGCGTTCATGGCTTCTTCAGCCTTAATGCGTTCCTGCTCGGCTTCCCATTCGGTGAGTGGGCGGCGGGTCGCATCTCGCAGCTCGTCGCAGGCATCAACGAATCGCTTAATTTCGGCCTCAGCCGGACGCACAGCCTCTTTCAGGCGCTTCAGGTACTCACGGCCCGGCTTTTCAATCGCCGTCTTGCTGCGGGACACCTGCGCCGCCAGAGAAGCGACACGGTCACGACCTTTCTTCGTGGACAGGTCCGGCACTTCGTTTACCGCCTGGCGGATTTGCTCGAGGTAAGCATCAAGGCCGCCCGCTACGTAAAGCACCGGTGCCTGCTCCGGCTTGATTTCGATGACAGTTAAGTCCGTTACTTCGCTCATGGTTTCTCCTGAAATTTGGATGTGCAGATGCCGCCCGCAGAAAGCCAGGCCGATCGGTTGAATAGGGTGGTGGTATCAGTGAACCATCGGCTCGCCGCGTTCATTCAGCAGCACAACGACGGAATCACTTTTGATGATGGTTTTTTCGAAGATGTTGAAGGCGTACAGGCCTTTCTCAACGTTCGCAGAGGCGCGATAAGTTTTGCCGTGGTGTTGCAGCATAGTGCCCGGTAAAACCTCGCTACGCGGCACTGATGCGGTGCCGTAGTGCATTCCAATCATACCTTCACCTCTACCTGTTCCAGGAGACCAGCGATATGCATCTGCCAGCGGTTAAGCACCAGTTTTTCACGCGGTGCCGATACCGACGTCAGCTGCCACTCGTTATCGTTGAGTTTTTTTGCGGTGTACTGCTTGCCGTTGTGGGTGACTGTCATGATGCCTCCCGGCTATTTGATTCGGAGTCCTGACGGAATGCTTCACGTAAGAACTCTTTACTAAATTCCATCTCCGGAGCCTGAACGAACGCGATATACGCTTCTTCCTGGCAGTTTGTGCAATATCCGGATCGGATTGCGCATCCGCAATTTTCACAGTGTTTGGACATAATCATCTCCGCGCTTAAGGCCGCGCCGCCGAACGTTAACAAGACTTCTGCGCTAATAGGCGGTGGATGGCCGCCGGTTGTCATAAATGGGCAGACTCGAAAATCTGCCTATGTATGGCCGATAAAAAACCCGCCGGAGCGGGTTAGTCATCATCATCGTCATCAAGGTTTATGGTTTTAACCCAAACGCCTCTCGTGTTTCGCGCACACCAGTCATCGGCTTCATGCCATGAAGCTAAACGTTAAGTTTTCGTCGAATTCATCCTTGGCTATCTCTACGCCTTCAGCGTCATCGACATTCAAAAGCACAATCAGTCTCGGCATCGCCTTACCCTCTGTCGTTACCCGCTAAAAGACCGCGTTAAGCAGCTTTGGCTGCAAACTCTCTAATCCCACCATGCCCTGCTATTAGCCGCTCTACGAGTTCTCGAGGAACATATGGATAAACGGTGTCGACTGGCTGACTCTCATCCTCGGCATACGCGAGGATTGATTTGTCGACTTCACTTGGGAAGCCAAGCTCGAAGCTGTCGTATCCGGCCACATCCTCGATGTCCTCACGAGGCTGGCAATAAGCTGAGTTGTTCGCCTGAATGCTGATGCTATATCCATCAGCGCATACTATGCGGCGGTTAAAGAAACGGAACCCTTCCCACTTTCGTCCTTCGTTCATCCACTCATTGAAAGTCTTCATACCCTCACCCCTTTGTTTATTCACCGCAGGCCACTCGACCCGCTCGATTCGTTCTGTGCGTAATGCCGACGCCGTGCATCGCGTATCTTCTCCAGCTCGCAGTTCTTAGCTGACTGGTGATACTTGCTGATGTGGCAGACCGGTGTGCGTGGATCGAAGTGTCTGCCGCATACCGGGCAATTGATGCTGTTCTTCATGTGCCACCTCAACGAGCTGTGATTGATTTGCTCTTGCGGTGACCGGCCGCATATATGGCCACATCTGGCAAGCACATCCCGCCTTCCAGCGGCTTATTCCAGAACTCGTTGCTATAGAGGATTGTTGCCCGCTCAATTTGCAGCTTGTATTCCCTGAGATTCCAGAATGCGTCCTGAGCCATAAACTTGAGAGGTTTTGCATCATCGATGCGCTTCGGTGTTTCGTGAGTGCCTTTGGCCTGAATCTGCGCACGACTGAGAGTAGGGCGGTGCATCTTCTCAGCGCTCACCGCAACTGCGCTCTGTAACGCTGCACGACGCTCACGGCGACGGCCTGATGCTGACCCATTGAATGCTGTTCTGCGTGTCATGGTGACCTCCTGATGAACTTTGGTGGTGTGGGCGGTAACCAGCCGCACAAGTCAGGGCTTCTTCACGTTTACCCATTCTTGCTTGCCACACCCCAAAACATTCCAGTTAGTGCCGGGATATTTATCCGCGCCCGGCGCGCGCTCCCTTGCTTTCCACAGTCAAAGGAATGCCGTAGACTGATATTTCCACAGTCATAAAAAGGGTTTGTTATGTCAGAAAAGATTAGAGTCCAGTTTTCCTGCCCTGATTGCGGCAGTAAATCGTTCGTATTTAGCTCCGAGCCTCACTCGATGGATAACGTCGAGTCCTGCGCCGGTTGCGGCAGGGATATCAGTAAAAACGATATCATTGAGCACAGCAGGCAGATTGCTAAGAACCGTGCTGATGAGATTGTCAGGGATATCTTTAAGCGCTGAATCCAGTAGCGCCTGCAAGGAAGATATTTGCCCTACTAATTCGGTGGTGTCTACACCAACAGATACCACCAATTTTCCCACGTTGTTCATGGACACCCCTCTCTTTTTGTTTACCGTCAGCCCCTCGTAAAGAGCTGCTGGTAAATCGTTTAGCCATAATTGCCGCTCTTCCTGAGCCCGCCTATGGTCCGACGCATGGTTTACTGTCGCGCCGTTCGACTGACCGAACCTCCACTTCGCCGCTGGCTAACTTCGCTCAGCTGTCGATGTTTCGTTTCGATGGCTTAACAATACTAGCGGTATTAATATATAGCAATACCGCCAGTATTAATAAATCTTTGATTAATACTAAGAGTATGAATTTGATGTGATTTTATTTTTGTAAATACCAGTGCTACGCTTAAAAAAACAGCAGGAGGGATGTGCATGGTTCTGGATGAAGAGCGTATAAGCATGAAAATTCAGGCGATGGGGCGGGCGGTCATGGAGTTGTCACTGGCTGATTTACCCATGACCCAGCAAAACATCATCGACAAGCTGAAGCAGTACCGGAAGGAAACAGGAAACGTGATAGGGAAGGGAGCTAACAGGGATGCTGCGGAGTTGGTGAGGAAGGGGCAATAAAAAAGCCCGCACGGGCGGGCAGGTAGTGTTGCGATAGTTATTGTTATCAGCTTCAGGCTGGATAGTTATCGGCAGAATGGGGGATAGCTTTATGGGTGGGCAATAAAAACCCGGCGCAGTGGCCGGGTTGCGCCTTTATTTGAAGACTCTCTCAAGAGCGCTTTCATATTGTTCTTTTGTTTCGCACATGGATGCCATGCCGATAATTTTGCCAATGTGTCTACGTAGTGCTTTCACGCCCACATCAGAAAGGAACATATGGATTTTGTCACCTCTCTTACCGTTTTCCTCGCGATTTTCCTTGGCGATATCGAGAATCTTGCCTTCGCTCTTTGCTAATGTTTCGTAGATATGCCTCTCAGTAAACCAGCGGAAATTTCCTGGATGTCCGCCTTTTTCTGGTTTTTTCAGTTCGTATAGTCGGTACCATTCATAGTAAAGCTCATCAGGGAATTCTTTTTCCCAAGCACGAGCTTCTTCTCGAACGTACATTTTGAAAGCTTCGATTACCGCCTGCGCCGCAGGCTCATAACCAGAAACGGCATATGCAACGCCGCGAATACCAGATTTAGCAGAAGCATTCATAAGTCTTTGTGCGGCTTCTGCTGCTGCAATTCTATTAGCTGGCAAAACCCCTTTTTCTTTCGCCTTGACTAGGAGCTTTGCTATGTCTATTACTACACCGATGTCAAATCCATGCGCAATTGTCGAATTATTGGATCGCGCCTCTAATTGAAATTTAAGGGGTTTTTCTAATTTATCCTCTAAATCTGGATCGCGCATCTCGCTCATGAATGGAGCCGACATTAGTCTGTCTATATCGCGAGCAAGAGAGCCTATCTGGAGAAGTTGAGCTAATCCGGTCTTGGTTACAACTGGTGTTTTCAACTCATCGTTTAAAACATAACACTCGGCATCAATCCCAAACTGCTCTTTGAAATTTCCCATGTGAGTGGCTTTATAACCCCAGCGGGCAATAGCTCCGCTCTTGGCTTGATCACTTCTTTGTTTTGCAGTGAGGGATTTAGCTCTAGCAACCCCGCCTTTTGCTTTTCCAGTTGGTTCTTTTTTATTTTCTGACATTGTAAGCACTCTTGCTGTGAAATGTGCTTGCATCATAATCACTGTGTAACCATACAAGCAAGAAATATTTTTATTTTTATGCTTGCATTATTGCAGGCAAAAAAAAGGCCGCATCTCTGCGACCCCTCAAGCAACCATTCAAACCAGCCGCATCTTCGTCTCTACAGCAACACCGATAATTCGACAGTTACCATTCACCGCTACCAATGGCCACTGTGGATTTAAACCCTTCAGGTACTTCTGCGCACCGTCGATCACTAACTTCTTAAATGTTGCCTCGTTCGAATCGGATAGCTTTGCTATTACCAGACTGCCGTTGATTGCCTCGCGCCCAGTATCGAAGAGGACAAAGGTTCCTTCTGGGATGCTAAGACCCACCGGTGCTGTCATTGAGTCACCATCAACCTGCAGCCAGAACGCCTCCCCCTGAATGTGAGCATCTGATTCAAGCCAAAGGTCGATATCTTTAAGGGTGTACGGCTCAACAGCTTCACACCAGGCGCCCGCCTGAACTTTGCTAATCACCGGATATTTTGAGCCAGGTGAATAATGCCCTGCGAAAGAAGTATTTTCCGACGCCACCGAGCTCATATCAGAGATATCCTTCGCAAGTGACGGGCTGAAATCAGAGACACTAACCCCAAGAAGCCTGGCAAAGACCGATGCTACCGCTGTATTTAAGGCATTCCTTCCATTGAGGTAATGGCCGACGGCACCCTGAGAAATGTCCAGCGCGTCCGCAATGGATTGCTGAGTAATACCCAGTTCTTTTTTCTTCGCTTCGTAAAGGGCTTTTAAACGCTGTGAATCAGCCACTTGAGCGGGGGTGAGAATCTTTTTCTTTTCCATTATCAGATATTAATACCAAAGCTCATATTTTAAAAATACCGCAGGTATTGCTTTATGTAATACTTCTGGTATTGTTTGGTTATGCACTCAAAGGAGCAACCACATGAAGATTTCTTTAGCTGAGTTTGTTGGCGAGGTAGGTCAGGCCAAAGCAGCTGACGCTATCGGTGTACACCAGACGGCAATCAGCAAGGCAATTAGGGTTGGGCGTCAGATTTTTATCAACCGACTGCCCGACGGGAAAATCAAGGCTGAAGAAATCAAGCCTTTCCCGCACAGCAAAACCCCGTAAGTACTACCGCTCTTTAACAACATGGAACCCAAATTTACTCGGCTGATTCGTCAGCCGACTCAACAACTTATTAAGGATTTTAACTAATGGAAAACACAACTACCCGAAACAAAGCCCAGGCTCGAAAAATTGAGTCCTGGATCCTGAATCAGATTGCTATGAAAGGCGCCTCAAACGTGGCCAAAGCGATCGGGATGGATAAATCAGGCATTACCCGCTGGAAAGAAAACATGCTGCCTAAGCTGGCGATGCTCTTAGCGGTTCTGGAGTGGGGTGTCGTAGATGACGACATGGCGAGACTGGCAAAGCAGGTTGCGGAGATTCTCTCAAATGAAAAGCCCCAAACGAGCGGTAACTCGTTCAGGGCTTAAGTCACTGTGTTACGCCAAGTAACGGGAGTAAGTATGTCAAAAACTCGCAAAAAGTACCAGGAAAAAGAGGAACGTCGCCATCCAGATTCACCAGATGGCCTGGTTGTCGCTGCCTCAAAAAACCGGGCGTTCGCTGAGCGCTTCGTTGGCATGGCAAGACTGGCACTGATTCAGGCAGGGGTGAAGCATGGGCGTCGTTAAGCATTTAGCAGACTACAGGCCGCCGCTGGAGGTCGTGGAGCATCGTGTGGCGCAACTGGAAGATGGGTTCACTCGCGTCGCGAATGAGCTTCTTGATGCCGTTATGGCTTCAGGTTTGAGCGAAACTGAGATGTGCATTGTGCTGGCCGTCTGGCGCAAAACATACGGCTTCAATAAAAAAATGGATTGGGTCAGCAACGAGCAACTTGAGCAGATGGTTGGTAAGCACCACACGCATTGCTCTACTGCCAAAAACCTGCTGATCGGCAAGAAGGTATTCATTCAGGAAGGCCGCAAAGTGGGCATGAATACCAATGTTTCCGAGTGGAAAACGAAGGTTAACGGATTCTGCAAAACATTAGCTAAACATGCTAAGAAAACCTTAGCGGAAGTTGCTAACGGAACTAAGCAGAAGGTGCTAACCACAAAAGACAATAATCAAAATACAGAAAAACAAGATCCCCCTAAATCCCCCCAGGGGGAAAACTCACTCGCTCAGGAAGTGATGGATTACTTCAACGAGCTAACGGGTAGTCGTTGTGCTGCACTGGCGCCTTTCGAGAAAGCTCTCTCCACGGTGAAGAGCAAAGACCAGTGCTACACCGCTGAAGAGCTGAAACTCGTTATCCGCTGGGCCCATGTGAACTGGGGTCACAGCTTTAAGCCAGAGAACCTGTGCCGTATGACCCGCTTTGATGGATACCTGTCAGACGCCCTGATATGGGCAGATGGTCATGGAAGCAACCCGAAAGCCTGTCCGCACGAAGAGATCATCAAGCTCTGGAATGAAAAATTCCCTTCGAAGGCTGTGTCGCTGCATGAGTGGAACCGCCGCCGTCCGGCCTATCGAGACCTGGAAGCTGTGTGGAACGGCAAAACCACCCAGGGCAACTGGCGAGAACTGAAGCACATGGGAATGGCCTTCGAGCTGATTAGCAAGTCTTCCCTGTTCGGCACCAGAGGCGATCAGCCATGGCTGACTCTCGACTGGATACTGAATCCGAAGAACTGGGGATCTGTCTACGAGCAGGCTATCAACGAGCACCGTGAGCGCAAGGGAGTCAAAGCATGAGCCGTTTTATTGATTTATACGTTGAGCAGGCCGTCATCGGCGGGATCATGCTCGCAGCGGGCCGCACAGACGGCGTTGACATGGCGACTGACGCGATTGAGGGGCTGACTGAGGACCACTTCACAGCAACGCCTCACAAGGTGGCTCTGCGGTCCTATAAGCGCCTTAACGAATCCGGGGAGAAGATAGACCTGCTGACACTGACCAGCGATCTTGAACAACTCGGGGTTCTTGAGAGTGCGGGTGGGTTCGCTTACCTGGCTGAATGCAGTAAAAACACTCCGTCTTTCGCAAACCTTGCAGCCTACTGCGAAAAGCTTCGTGAAATGTACCTTGGTCGCCGTATGACCCTGGCGTTACAGGTCGGGATCCAGAAGCTGTCCGAACCAACTACCGAGGGTATTGCTGACATCATTGGCAACATTCAGGCCGACATCTCTGGAATTGAGCACAGCGCTGACTACGGAACTGAACACATCACCACCGGGATCGACATGTCTCTTGAGACTATCCAGTCGATTATCAGTGGCGATATCTGGAAGCACAAAACCGAGCTGGGCATGGCGACCATCGACAGCGCATTCGGCGGGTTCAACAACACCGATTTTATCGTCGTTGGTGGACGTCCTGGCATGGGGAAAACCATGTTCAGCACCACCGTGACCGAGACTGTCGGCCTGAAAAACAAAAAGCCTGTGCTGTTCTTCAGCCTGGAAATGCCAGTTGATCAGATCTCCGAACGTGTCGCGTTCCACCGGGCCCGGGTGAGCAAAGAGGATTTACTCAGCAAGCAGAGCGGCGTGATGGATGGTGCCTGGGGAAAGGTCGGCCACTGCATGAAGGATTTCATCGAAGCCCCGATCTATATCAACGACAAGCCATCCCTCAGCGTTCATCAGGTGCGAGCGGAAGCCAGGCGAATGAGCAAGAAACTGGGTGGACTTGGTGTGGTCATTGTCGATTACCTCCAGAAGATGCGCATGTCTGACCCTGAGAACATGAACCGCAGCGTAGGGGAGATCGCCACCGGCCTGAAAAACCTGGCGAAAGAGTTGCGTTGCCCGGTCATCGCACTGGCTCAGCTTAACCGTAAGGTCGAAGAACGTGCTAATAAGCGCCCGGTCGCAGCTGACCTCCGCGAGTCCGGTGTTATCGAGCAGGAAGCCGATGTGATTTTCATGATCTACCGGGATGAGAAATACAACCCGAACACCGAACTGAAAGGCATCACCGAAATCATCTGTGTGAAGTCCCGCCATGCGCCGGGGGCAGAAAAGACCTACCACTTCAGCAGCCGCTACTCAGGCCTGGACCCGGTAGATTTCACCTACAGCGGTCAGATGCAACAGGAGGCCGACTATGAGTGCTAAGACGATGAAAGGCAAACAGGCAATTCTGCGTTATCTCGAAACGCACCGGACCTTCACCGCGAAGGATGTGGCCACAGAGTGCGGCATGACCATCAACTGCATCACGAAGAACGCTATCGATCTGGAGCAGGCCCGGAAGATTGTGCGCGTGAGCAAGGTCTGGCGAACGGTGACTTATCGCCTGGCGACACCAGAAGAACAGGCTGGTACCGCACGCAGCTGCACCAACGGAATATTTCAGGAGTGCCGCAACAGTCCGGCGATGAGAAGGGTATTGATGGTTTGGGGGAGGGTAGGGGTATGAGCATCATGGATTTTGCAGAAATAAAAAAGGCGATCGACGCCATCACAACCGACTGGTCTATACGTGGACCTTATCATGAAGACGACGGCAAATATTACGCATTGCTTCGTGGAGAGTGGGTTGGTGGCGGATATGCCGGAAAACGGAAGGCTCTTGATGCCATTCTCGAAAAGTTAACCAGCGAGGCCGCCCAATGAGCAACATCGACAAACAGGCGCAGGAAGAAAAAACACGCGAGGCCTTTGAACAGTGGGCTGAGCAATCTGGAGCTCTTCCGTGGGGGATCCTTAAAAAGCACCGCAATGAAGACGGTAGTTACCCCGGACCCCATTATACCTACATGTGGCATGCATGGAATGCCTGCACGGAGACGCTGCTGGATGAGCTGGAAGCAAAAGACTCAACCATAGCCACTCAGCAGCAGGAGATACGAACGCTTCTTAATGCGTTAGGGCAATCATCAGAGAAGAGAAATTCTGACCTTCCTGACCAGAAGCGAATTATTGGTTGGCGAGCATCAGACTACACCGACGAGACATCTGACCCTGAGCTAGCTAAAAACTGGGCCGCTGCAATTGGTGTGCTGCCGATTTTTGAAGGCGACGTGAATACAAAATTAAGCGCCGCCTCAGCCGGTAAAGGAGGTGCATCATGATCACCTTCACCAAAGAACAGCTTGTCGCTTCTGCGCACGCGCGTATTGAGTTTGCAGAGATGATGCTGGCTGGAGAGTTAGAGCCCCTCAAAGAGCGCACATGGTCAATTGAACTGGAGCTGGCGCGTATCGCGCTGGCATCGCTCGAAGCGGAGCCGGTGTGCGTCATAGACCAGTCCAATCTTGATTATCTCAAATCTGGCTCCGATGCAGACGTATGGCCAGCATCCAGAACAGAGATGGGTGATGTGCTTCTGTATCGCGCCGCCCCGCCAGCGCCGGTATCTGTGCCCGCTGCGATGGAAATGGATGATGACTTTGACAGCGCGTTTGAACACGGAAAAGCTGTCGGCTGGAACGCCTATCGAGCAGCCATGCTTCAGGGTGCCGAACAACAAAATCGACAACAAAATATTCCTGAAAATATTCCAGCCACACAGTTTAAGCCGGTAGCAGACCTGTACGGCTTAACCTCACCAACTGGCAGCGAAACATCATTCACTTTCGACGCTGTTGAAGCTCGTGATTTCATTGATGGCGGTTGGTCATGCCAGGAGTACGTGGAGCTTGAACGCTTTCAGGAAGCGATAACCAACCATACCGAGGATAAGCTCGCTATGGTTGACCATTCCGGTGACTCCAACAATATGGTTGAATCTGTAACGACGGCTTGCAAGTTGCGCGATGCGGTGGATGCCATTCGCAACTCCGGCATAGCAATTGACGGTGAGAAGATTCTGGCTGAGCGCGATGCTCTCAACTCTCCGGTGATTCCGGATGGTTGGGTGCTGGTGCCGATTGAGCCGACTTATCAGATGTGCGAGGCGATGGGTCTGCAATGGGAGAGCCCGCGATTTCCGGATCGCTATAAGGCGATGCTCGCCGCCGTTAAAAAATAGTCGTAATTTCTGCTAAAGTTTGGGCAATATAACCAGCACAGTAATTAGGGAGTCATTTATGCACGAACTATTTGTGCTGGTTTTGAGTACCTGTGCAAGCCTCAGCAATATGTCAGGTTGTTCTTTGGAAGTGGTGAACTTGAACATTGAAAAAGAACCGGTGAATGTTTTTTACAGCAGGAAAGACTGCGAAGAAAGCATGAAGAAAATCATGCTAGATCATGCCCAGTACTATGAAATATCAGGTAGAGAGCCATCAATGGCGAAGTGTGAAAAAATCTTTTTACCTAAGAATGTTAGTAAATAGTTAAAAAGCCAATGCGAATTTCATGAGGTTCAATAGGAGCTTGAAATGGAAGATTATCTGGTTTTTGGTTTAGGTCATGAAGGTGATATCCAGAACGATGAAGCGGGACTTGATAAAATAAACGTGGTAACAAAAGCGGTAATGCGTTCAACAAATTCCAGTGAGCCGGTAGCTTAACAAATGACCCAGTTCAAAGAATTTAATGTTGTCAGGCAGCAAGCGTATGATGGTGAATACTACAACATAGCATGTGATGTTTTACCATCTCGCGATCGTGTTGATGCTGCAATTCGCAAATATCACCCAAAGAAATCATCCACGGTTTAGTAACCTTTGATTTTCTGGAATCAAGCAGCCATAATCATGTCATCGGAGCCTGAACAACTCCGGTGACTTCTGCGCATTTAAGGGGACTTAAATGCGACCACAATCTGAACTCCTCACCTTGTCACAGATGCAGAAATGCACCTGCGATTTCCTGTATTCTGCGTTTGACCTCTTCGGAGGTGAAGCGTGGCTGTAAAATTCCTGCTGCGCGACCAGCGCATCCGCCAAAACCTCATCGATTACATCAATCAACAGCCGCTGAATGCTGAGTTTCCTCTCGTCGTTTCTTTCTCAGACCCTGACCGGACATTGCCACAAAACTCACTCTTCCACGCGTTATGTGGCGACGTGTCAAAGCAACTGCAATGGGCAGGGAAGCGCCGGAACCTCTCGGAATGGAAGGTTCTGTTTGTCTCCGGGCATGCGGTCGCAACTGGCAAACCCGGTGAAGTTGTGCCGGGTATTGAGGGAGAGTTCTGCGCCATCCGAGAAAGCACCTCGAAGATGGGCATTAAGCGCATGAACAGCCTGATTGAGTACACGCAGGCCTTTGCCGCAGGCAATGGCGTTCAGCTCCGCGAAGTGCGCTATTCGCTGGACTATTTCGGGAGGGTTGCATGAACAGCCCTATCGCACGCGTCATCTCAAACGAAATCTTCCGCGTTCCTGCGCGGCGCAAGCGTAAGGCCGAGGTTAAGCCTTCCGACATCCCGACACTGAAAGACTACACCGCCCGCCTGGTGGATCAGAAATGGCTGCGTCTCGCGGCACGGAGGAATCATGCGTAAACCATCCCGCCGTAAGTGCAAAGTATGCGGTGAATACTTCGTGCCGAAATTCCATGACATCCGGATCCGCTGGTGCTGTCCGGAGCACGGCGCAATCCTCGCGATGGAAGAACGTGAAAAGGAGAAGGTGAAAGCCGCGGCCAAGCGCATCAAGGAGCAGAAAGAGGCAGAGAAGGCCGGGCGCAAACGCCGCAAGGAACGCCTGGCAGAGCTACGGCCTGCCGGTTACTACAAGGCGCAGGCTCAGCAAGCATTCAACGCCTACATCCGCGCGCGTGATGCTGGTTTGCCATGCATCAGCTGCGGAGAGACCAATCCGCCTGATCTGCATGGCGGTCAGTGGGACTGCGGCCACTTCAAAACGGTCGGCGCTAACCCTGAATTGCGCTTTGAAGAGCGCAACGCCCATAAGCAGTGCAAATCCTGTAATGCCGGAGCCGGAAAGTACACCGCCAAGGAGGCGACAGTCGCGCAGCAATACGAAGCTGGCCTGGTTGCTCGTTACGGGCAGGATTACGTCGACTGGCTCAATGGCCCCCACGCAATGACCAACTACCGCCGGGAAGACTTCATCCGGATCCGGGATGAATACCGCGCCAAACTCAAAGCACTGAAACAGCGGGAGGCCGCATGAACCATACCGACTTCCTTCGTTACCAGGCAGAAAGCGTTAAGCGCGCCAGCATGCCGCCAGTAGCAAAGCACAGCCAGACCAAAACCAATCAGCCACATAAGGAAGCCGCATAATGAAACTGGAATTAACCAACGACCAGCATCAATGGGTAGACCAGTGGCTCCAGTTGTGGGGCGCATGGTGCCAGACCGGCAAGATTGATAAAGCGATGATCAACATGATTGCCAGATTCATGGCTACCGTCGAGCCCCAGCAAGCATCACGGCCGGTATGTAGTGATGATGACGGAATGCTCATTGATGCTGTCATTCGCCACTACCTGAAGAATGTGGATGAAAATGCCTGGCGGGTTATCTTCGCCTACTATGTCTGCAACTCCAGCGAGATCCGAATTGCATCATGGCAGCATGCAGTAAGTAAGCCTCGCCTTATGAAGACGCGTGGCGGAAATCAGTACAAACACCCAAGCATCTCGACAATCCGTAGAGAGGTGAAGCAAATCATCAATGCTTCATTGTTCTGTTTATACCAACCGCTTCAAAATGCGTTTAACGATCGCGAAAATGTGAGGAAAGTTGCAAATAAATCACACAACGTGCTTGCAATTTAATGAACAAATGAGCAAACTAATTCGTATATGTTGCCATTGTTGTGTGTAACATGAATAAATTCCAAGCCCCGCCATCGTGCGGGGCTTTTTCGTTTCAGGGCCGGAAGCTCATTTGGTATGAGCAGTCCCCTCATAAGGGAAGGGTAGACAGGTTCGAATCCTTCACGGCCCACCAAATTTGCCTGTAGCTCAGAGGAAAGAGCAGCCGCCTTCTAAGCGGTTGGTCGCTGGTTCGAATCCAGCCAGGCGAGCCAAACCCAGCCAGGGTATTTACGGCCAGAGAGCCGACATTGC